GTACTGGTGCAGGTGTAGTAAACCTTCCTATTGACATTGAAGGGCAGTCATTCGTTTACAACAATAACGATTACCTGATTACCAGACGCATTGACGCCAGAACGATTATTTTGAATAGACCAATCGCTTCGGCAAATATTACAGACTGGAAAATTGAGTACACAAAGTATCCAATGCCCCGCGACTGTGTGGAAGTTCTTGGCATCATGGATCGTGGCATCAAGCATAACGATGACATCGCGTACATAAACACAAGTACGGGTGCCACACTAGAAACAACTACCACTACCACTACTGCCCCTAATCGAGGCAGATTTATGTTTTTGGACTCTCGGAAAGAAGAGTATTTGTATCTAGATAAGTCTGATACTGGAGACCCGTTCGTTAGCATTGAAGAAATGCATGAAAACGTTCAGTCGCCTGATTACCCACCAATGTTGACAATAGGGCCATCTCCTACTGCCCGGTCTGTCCCAAACAACATAACTGTTGAATATTGTTACACATTTCTTTACGCAGGCAGAGAAAGTCCTCCTTCTACCGTAGCGTCTATTAGTACTGGTGACTCTGTGGCACCTTTCGCTATCCGAGTTGATAACTTGCCAGTTATAAATAACTATCGTGGCTCGTCAACATACTCAGGCAGAATGAAGAAAATCTACCGTCGTGTTCTATACAGTGATGAGCTAATCAAAACGGGCATGTCAGGAAGCGTTGAGTCAGGGTCAAATGCATGGAGACACGTTGCTACATTAGATTCTGATTCACGTACCTTTGACGATGACTTCGATGAAATCTCTACCAACACCGTCGAAGTGGCTGGAACATTCATTGATTCAGTTGACACGTCAGGTATGTTGTTTGATTTTGACCGCTTGAACGAATCTGGACCACGTCAATATCTTCGTTTTTGGTACACACCAAAAAGCGACTACATGGTTGAGCTTCGATACCACACAAGACCATATAGGCTCGTAAAGGACTCCGACTCCCCAAACTGGCCTGTTCAATACCATCACTACTTGGTCTATGCTGCCCTCAGAGACATTTGTATGCAGCATGGTATGACAGGTCATAGTCAACTGTATGAATCAAGAGCAGCAGTTCTTCTGGCAGCCATGAAGGGCAAGTATTTAACCCGAACAGATCGTTTACACATTCGTCGCGGCTTTGACAGGGCCATGGCAGACCGTGAGCGGTTTGGCATCCCAAGTAAGTCATGAAAACACAAACATTTGAAGTTGCTCGTCTTCGTGGAATGGACAACCGTTGGCGGGTGTCTGCGGATTCTGCTGCCGAAATCAAAGAAATGTCGTGGGATGACTACGACGGGTGGAGAGTAGCGGGCGCTTACGACCTTATTACTGGTAAAAACTTTGATTGGAAAGACCGTAAAACCATTCATTCGATGCATTACTACAGCCGACACAATGGCCGAACAAGGGATGTCATTTTTGAAGATGAACTTGGAACCCTTGCTCGATTAAACCCGTCTGGGTTTGCATTTGGTAGTACACCGTTCACGGTTTTAAAAGACCAAAACGGTGTTTCCATTAGTGCTTCTGGTAGACCAAGGCACATACCTGCAACGTCTGAAGTAAGTAGCCAAAGCATTTCTTTTGGAGGCCGTCTTTATTTGGTCAATGGTATTGACGAACCAACCGTATACGACGGTCGAGTTGTCACTCGTTCAGGCTTTTCAGACCCGCCGTCCAGGCCACAGGCCAGTGTTGTGTACCGCACATACCACAATGAGTATGTACTGAATGGTGGCGATGAAGGATCAGATACGGATTACTTTCTTGGAACCCGAGTAAAAGGACAAGGGCTTGGAAGCCTTAGGCCAACGGGCATGAGAGTCAGAAAAAAAGACAACAAGAAAGGCACAAAGTACGTTGATGGAAAGCTTTGTGGATACCAGTATCGAGTGACCTTCGTTAATCGACGCGGCCAGGAAAGCCCAATGTCTGACGCCAGTGACATATGTAGCTTTGAGTGCGCGGACGGGAAGCGAAGATTCACGCAGATTATGATCCCAGTTGGCGGTGAAGATGTTGTTGCAAGAAGGTTGTACCGAACACGAGATATTTTCGATGACAACGGAAACCCCATTGCGCCTGAGTCTGGAAGAAACTTTTACTTTTTGAAAGAAGTCCAAGAAAACGAATCCACCGCTATTGAAGATGGAATCAGTGATTCAAACCTTGGTATTCTGACCGACCCTGAAGACTTCGGTATTTATCCTCAACAAGCAAAATTCATTACGTCGTTCAAGAATACTGTTTTCGTTTCAGGCATGCCTGACAACTTGATTCGATACAGCGCACATGGAATGCCAGAGGTTTTCCCCAGAGACAACGTTTTCGACATCGGCGATGCAGAATCTGGTGAAATCACAGGCATGTATGCGTCAACAAACGCCTTGGTTGTCTTCAAAAATAGAGGAATCTATCTTGTAAAAGGAGATCCTCAGTCTGGGTTTTATGCTCAAACTTTGAACAGAGACATTGGTTGTGTTGCTCCAAGGTCTATTCAAGATGTTCCAGGCACCGGCCTTGTTTTTCTTGGCTCAGAAGGAGTGTTTGTCCTGAAGGGTGCGCTTGAGAACACAGGAACAGCAACTGCTATTGTTGAGTTAAGTACGCCGATTCAAAACCTTACTAAACGCATCGATGTTTCTGGTGCAAAGTCAGCAGTTGGTTTGGTTAATCGGAAAAACAAAGAGTATTTTTTGTGTGTTCCAACGATAGGTAATCTCAATAATCTACTGTTGGTTTGGCACTACGAGGTTGGAGCCTGGAGTTATCGAGAAAACTACCCGATACAATGCGCAATTGAAACCAAAGATAGCCGGTCTAATATCTACTTTGGCTCATGTGATACGGAGAAACCAGGCATAAACGTATTCAGTGATTTCTATAGAACGAAGTATGAAGAGGGTTCTGTTTCGGAAGTTCTTCAAGGAAAGGATCCGTTGCTCTGACGGATAACAAACCAAGAAATCAACAAGACATCAATGAGGTTTTGCCCGTCTATGGTGATGCAAAGTTTGATTCTTCGGTTTGGGGGTTTCACAGACCAGTGGTGCTTCGTTATGACATCAGCCACATGCATAAGTCTGTAACCACAGAGTTTTCAATACAGTTTAAACAAGATGAACTAAACGAATTTCCAAATAGGATCATGGTTGTTGGGTATAGCGTTGACGCTAAAACTGGTGAACAGAGAAACATTCGCCCCCTTACAGATGTTCTTACAAGTGAAAAGAGATAATAATGGCAATTAGATTTCCTAAAATTCGTCCTGAGAAAAATGAAATCATTCAACCAGATGATTTGATTCAAAATCTTGGTGAGTTTGTAAACGAAATCAATGGCAATCTTGATTCGGACAACTTTCAAGATGAGATTCATGAAGACAGCTTTAAAAGTGAAGCGTTTTCATCTATTTACACAAGTAGGTTTACTTGTGGTAACGATGGGTCTGCTCAAATTTTTCATTGTCCAGACTCTACAGTTGCGTACGTAAAGCGTGATTTGTCAAACACACAACTGGCTGGTGTTGAGATTGATGCTGAGTCAGATGGTTGGGCAATTGTTGATTTTAATGCTTCTTGGAAATGGACTGGAACTGGTCTTGTAAGTACTGAAATGGCAGCAGAGCAGCACCAATCAGAGCTTACGGCTAATACTGCTGCTGGTGAATCAAGTCGCTTGAGATTTTCGCCAGGTATCAGTAGGGCTGACATGCCTGCTGGTGGGTGGATGGGCGTTGTCGGTAATGACGGTGTTGTTGGTAATCCTAGTGATTTTCCTGAGTTTACTTCGGTATTACGTGATCACTATGGGAATTTGCTTGTAGGACTTAATGGTGGAAATTTCCCATTAGGTATGTGGTCTGATCGTCCAGTTGATCAGTATGTCATTCAATTCAGAATTACAGTAAACGGAAACTTAGTTTCTGAGTCTGGTCATTTGTTTAATGGTAACTGGAGAAACAGCGTTTATTTATGCGGGGCCACGCCGGTTGTTGCTGGTAAAAACAAAATTGATGCAGAAGTTCGCGTGTTTTCAGCATTTGAACTGGAAACAAGTAGGGTCGGAGTTGGAGCAAGAGACTCAGACGGAAAAAGAGGTGAAAAGTTTTCATACCAACTGCGCTCTTCTGAGGTGCATCCATCACCTCTTCCAGAGTATGAAAAGAATGGAATCAAGCTTTCAGATATAGACGGAAATTTTGATAAAAGATTAGACACCGAAATTGATAAAGGCATCAAGTGCGACGTGTATGACCGAAACCTTCTTGTTCAATTTAGGAAACGATAATGGGCCGTATAAAGATTACAGAGGCCAAGCCTGGTGACCTTCTTAGTTCTACAGATTTCAACTCAAACATGTCTGAATTTCGTACGCTTGAAATTGACGGAACGAACATTGCTCAAGAGGGAATCAATCAATCGAAAGTTACAAAAGGTACAGTTTTCGATGAGTTTCAATCTGTTCAGTTAGACGGCAAATTAGGCACCATTATTCATGCGAGTGATAATAGCGTTTGTAATTTTAATTCTGATGATGTTGATGATGACTCGTGGATCGCTCAACACGCCAATAAAATAACAATGACGGATGCTTTTGCATCTGGAGAT